CCCGACGAGTGACGTAGGTCAACTCGTTGTACTGATTAGTACCCGAAGCCGGAAGAATGCCGCCACCAATAGGCATAATTTACCTCCGAAGTTTAAAAATAGCCCCTTACAAACCGATAGGCTTTGGATTCTTGCGAAGTTCAGCCAAAGCTAAGTGTGCGTTTTCACGCGCCGCACCTGTCGGATTCTTCATATAACCTTTGATGTCCAAACGAGACATCATTGGCTGTGGATAACCGGGTGTCGGCACGGCTGACTGCTTCATGTGCCGCCAGTAATCCGCAGCAGTTTCATGATTAGCAATGCCTTTTTCGGTCATCAGTTTCTCAATTTCAAGGATTTCATCATCAGACTGAGCCAACCCTTGTTCCTTCAAACGACTGCGACGTTTGTTCAGTTCCTCGCGTATTTCACGGGCGCGAAGTTGCTTCTCAAGGTCTTCCACACGCTTTTCTGCCGCCGAAGCACGTTCGTCAACAATCGCCTCCATTTCCAGCTCTGGCACAGAAAGGTCAGGAGTGACTTCTCTTGCCAAACCAAGAAACCGTTTGCGTGTTTTGGGATTAGAGTTCAAGCGCTCAGAAAGCGCAGCAAGCTCTGCAATCGCTTCGGGAGAATAGTTTTCCAGACTCATGATTTAGCCCCTTGTCCTATTAGTAAACTTTTTTGGTATCGCCCGGCTTGCTCATGGTCATGGCATTACGCTTACCAGTTTTGCTGGCATTCGAGAGGCCACCCATTTCCGAGAAGCGAGGGGTGTTGTAAATTTGACCATTCATTTGCGAATTATCGGTAGGACGGCGAACCGACATTGCGCCTTTGGGTTTAAACAGTTCCATGATTACTCCTTACATTGGCAAAGGTGGTGCGGTTGTTCCCGCGATAGGCGCTGACATTGCTTCTCTCTGCCCCGGCGTAGCGCCACCGGCTTGAGGCAAAGATTGAATCATCTGGATAATTTCGGAAGGCATTAAGCGGCGTGTGTCTGCCTCACGCTCACCAAAACGACGAGTGATCTCAGCAATGACCTTTTCAATGGTTTTGGTTTCTGCCGAATTTATTGGGAATGCGCCCATTGCCTGTTGCAGCATGTCAAGCGCCATCATTACATTCAAACGGGCTGATTCTTCCTCGCCACGCTTGGGTTCCGGCGTACTCATAGGACTTGCCATAGGCGCAGTTGTCTCCTCCTGCTCAAAAGCCGGGGGCGTTGCTGGTTCGCTACCAACACCTTGATCTGCCTTTAACAGGCTCATCATGTCTTCTGTCTTTACAGCCATTTAGCACTCCTATGCTGCGCGAACGATAGATATAAAATAGCTATCGCGTCAACTAAAAAAAGGGGCAAAATATGCCCTTTATAGTTTTACTATCTTCCAGTTGTACGAGTGGGCTGGTTTCTTGTTGCCCCTCGGAAAGCATTTCTATTGAAACTCATGGACGGTGGTTGCCGAGTTGACTGAATGTCGCGCTGCGTCATGCGCGGTTGATCGCCAGACTTGACCATAGATTGCGAGTTCATTGCGCCTGAGTTTTGTTCCATTACACGGCCCTCAACTGTGGTTGCTCAGCTTCTCCACCGGCAAGTTCGGCGGCGGGTTGTTGCGTTTGTTGCGGTTGCGCTGCTTGTTGCGCCGCAGCGTTGGCTTCCATGACTTTGACTTCTTCAATCAAACGATCCTTCATGGGTGGCTCAACCATCTCAAGCAAGCTAGAACGGCTGATTGCGCCAGCATTGTACAGGCTAAAGGCCAAGTCTCTTGCGTCTTCCATGAAGATTGGACTGTTGGAGTGAGCATCGACCTTGACCACAAAATCACTGGTGAACTGGGCGGCAATAAACTCATTGCCATCGGTATCACGATAGCGGGTATCGTCATAGGCCATCATCATCTTGAGATACTGTGTTGCAATTTTCTCAAGACTGTCTTCAATAGTCAGCGCACGTTTTTTGGCGCGGGAAGAACCAAGACGGGCAAGTTGCGACGCATGGCCTTGGCTTCTAACGCCGGTTTCTCCGCGACCTGAGAGAACGCTGGTAATGCCGGAGGCTTCAGCAAACATGGCATCAATTTCAGCAATTTCTCGAAATAGGTCATTGGGAATATTGGGCGTAAATTCTTCTACTTTGGCGTTTGGCATGTCAGAGGCCACCATGCCGCCAGCGCGATTAAGCGCAAACATTTTTTCATCCAAGATACCTTGGAAGCCGATAAACGCCTTGGGTGGGGTAACTTGCTTATCGAGCAATTCGAGAATCTGTCCGGTGCGCTTATTACGCATCTCTTGCAGGAACACAAGACGCTGCACTTCAGACTGACCATAGTAGTAATCGTATTGCGGTGACGGGCAGATTTGTGTAAATGGCTGCTCACCTTCCAAAAACAGGCTCTTGGATGCGCGGTCATAGATCACAATGTCAGGGTCAGCAATGGTGACGCAAACGTAATCGTTTACTTTGTCATCGTAAATCCAAAGCTCCCGCATCTTGACGGTTGGCTCTGCAATCTGTGGCGTGTAGTTCATGCTGCCAGCCAGATTCATCTGTACGTTGCCGTAGATGGTGGGATCAATGGCTGATGTCACCAGACGCTCAACACCTTCGGGATACTTCTTGGTTTGCTGCTCTGCCAAGGCAATGCGGGAGAGAATCTCATCACGCTTTTCATGCGAGTAGAGGCGCGAATAGAGTTCTGATTTTGTCATGTAGAACTCTTGCACCATTGCTTCTTGGCGGTCTGTGTAAGGCGTGTCCTCACGGAGTACGCCAAACACGCCGGGTTCCACCATGTAGGGATGGATACCATTGCGCCATATCAATTTAAGAAACGTGGAGTTAAAGCAAAACGCCCAGTTAAGAGCCGAGCCGAAGACCTGATCTGCGTTACTGGCAGTCCAGTAGTCGTGCAGTGCTTGGGTTAGTGCAGGAATTTTTTTCTTAAAAGATTCCGGCACGGATGCGCCCATCTTGATCGAGAAGCGCGTCGTATCTGCCGAGTACATAAAGGCAGATAGCTGATCAATATGCGGATAGATTTTATTAAAATGCGCTGGCGCAGAATTTTGATCGGCACCAAAGAGGTAATAAGAGCGCAGTGAGGAATACTGTGCTTGACGCTCACCTTGAGACACCAGACACTTGTTCATGATGTCTATATAGAACGCTTGTCTTTCGACGGGTGTCTCAGGTATTCTCATTTCTGTATCGTCAAGTTTTCATGATCAGGAATATAAGAACCAATCTTTGGCCCGGTAAGATTAGCGCCAGACTGCTTGACCGCTTGCATTCCTGACACGGACTCACCGGCAATTGAATTCAAGTTGTAGCCACCCACTTCCGCAGGTGAACCCCAACGTGGCGCAAACGGATTATTGGGTGTTGCATGGCGCGGCGGCTGTGCCTCGCCTTCTCTTGTTGACTTAATATCGCTCATCTTAAAATCCAGCGCAAGTTGTTTTAGCGTTTTGTCATTATGCTTAGTGCTATCGCTTTGCATACCCACGGGTTGCAAAAAAACCAATTGTACATCTGTGCAGCCGGACGGACAAACTGCCTCAAAGCTCTCGAAGTACCCATGCACCGGACATTTGTAGTCGTGTAATACAGCCATTTAGCCCCTCATTTCTTTAGCAAGTGTGGTTTTGTATAGTCGTACTTATTAACTGGTTTGACAGACAGTGAGATTTTACCGTTCGTCATTTCCAAAGTGTAGCCACGACGCATAGTTTTGCCAAAATCTTGTGGTGGGTGGTAGTCCAACACCATGCGACCGGCAATATCCATTCGCATTCCGGCCTCGCCGTTCTCCATTGCCAGCAAAGCTCTGGATATTCGGCGCTGAGTTGTGCCTGAAACGGGCATTTTTAGCTCAAAAAACGCCTTTTTCATGTTCCGATAGTCCACTCCAGCCAATTTAGCGAAAGCTGCCATAGAGTAGCCTCTGCGCCTGTTTTCGCGCATATTGTGCAGTCTTTGCTTGATTTCGGCGATGGAAAGTACGGAAATCATCAAAAACCCAGTGCTTTTAGGTAGCTAGACACCTGTTTTTGCACCTGAACCTGTCCTCCGGCCTCATTTTCAGCGTCTTTTGCCTCTTTTTTGTCTCTTGTAACGCGATTTGCGATCAATTTAGGCTGTAATTGCTCTGCATAAGCGGCAGAAGCCAAGGCGCAAGCGATTACACGGTCATCTTTTGACCTGCCAGCAGCGGCAATAGTGCCGTTATCGCGCACAATCCCTTTCATTTCGTCGATGCACTCCTCTGAATACACCTTCAACATGCCACGCTCAAAGTAATCCTTCAAGTAATTGAGCATTCTTTCCTTGCTGGAGTGGGTTGTTACCCACCCAATGCTGTTGGAAATACCAAAACTATCGTTCCTGCGCCATAAATAATGCTGCATGTTGCCCAAAACGTCCTGCAAATGACGGGCTTCAGACGGTGGCAAGGTGTTGGCTTGCCTTCTCAGGTTCCGCATTTCGTTAATTACCGCCTGACCGGGGCCATTTACCTCCAAATTTAGTAGGGAATTGCCATAAGCGCCAGCCAAATAGCAAACAATCCACGCAAATTGGTAGGTATTTAGTTCAGCAGACGCAAATTCTGCCACCTGATCCATGCCATCGGCGTAGCAGCGGAAGACTTGGATGCAGAATCTATCGGCCCAGTCGGACGATCCATAGGCCGGATCAGCGCCAATGACGTAGTAGGCATTGGCAACGGGTTCTTCCCATATCTTCAGCGTTGCCAGACGCTCATTACTTTGAATAAGGCTGGTGTCTTGGAAGTTGGCACCCATGCTAAAGCGGTAAGCAATGAAGGGTGTACGTTTAGCTTCCTTCATGGAGTCGGTACAACGGGCGGTAGAGAAGAAGGATGTACCCGTCATGACAAAAGCATAGTCTTCGGTTGGCGGGAACTCCTGATACATCAGGCCATCGTCCTTCAAACCCTCATGCAGCTTCCAGCGCCACCATGCGATCTGCCGGGAGTTGATCTCATAGTTGTACATCTTGCGAATATCTTTCGTCCATTCCTTTTCTTCGGGCGACAATTTGCCATCCCAGTAGGTTTTGTAGATGTCGGACTTGTGATTGACGGTGTACAACTGATTGCGCCACCAGCCGCAAAAGATAGCCTTCTGCGTTCGTGCGCGTTTGGCTGTGACCCACATATCGTGAAACATATTAAAGCCACGGGCGGTGGACTCAAACATGTAATAGCGCAGCGGGTTGGTTTCAGCTAAAGAAGCCAAAAGAGATGCCAAACCTTCTTCGTCGCCCCATGAGGACGTTTCCGTGCCATGCAGGAAGGTAATGCCCTTGCCTCGACCCAAGCCGCCTTTAGCTCTTGTGCCTGCGACTTGGTAGAACATGCGGCTGCGGTTTTGCAATACCAACTGATTCCTGTTGTGACTCATCAGTGGAATCTTGTACTGCTTGGGCAGACCGTCCATGTACATGGCAAGCGTACTTCTGAACTGTTCTCGGTTTTCTTCGGTGTCCGTCGTTAGTGTGCCTTGCATACCGGGGTGAATGAAGTGCCAGTACAGGTCAAGGGCTAACGAGATCGTAGTAATACCAAGCTGTCGCCCTTTCAACACCACAAAGAAGTGGATGTCATCTTTTAATCCACGGGCAACCTCATCCATGATGTAGGTTTGGGTGCCAAGTAGCTGGTCACCCAGTGTAATCATGCCAAGTTCTTTGGATTCAATCCTTAGTTGTCGGCAGAAGCGATAGAAGTTCTTGCGATCAAATTGCATGGATGGTGTACCCGTAATGCTTGGCAAACAGGTCGTAAGCTACGTTCTCACCCATGATTTGATTTTGCTGCTCTTTGGTTATCTTCCAGAGCATTTCGCCGTTGGAGAGCAACTGTCTAAAGCGGCTGTGGTGTCCAAAGATTTTGGTCATATCCATGCCTTCGTGAGGTGGGCCAAAGTGTTCAAAAGCAAAGGTTTTGGCTACTTCATCGGGGGCATACTTCATGCCAATCTTTTCCATTGCTGAGCGCAAGAAGCAAGAAAGTTGCACATCCTCGTTCATAAGCATCAAGTCAGGCATTTGGCGGCGCATGATGCCGTACTTGGAGGGTGCTTCCAAGAAGGCTTTAGAGCGCAGGGAGAAGCCACCGTTTTGAACGACCAGTGATTCGCCCTTGCCTACCCAGTTGTACATAGTATGAAACTCGCCATTGGGCAGCAAAGCGGCATGGGTTGGGCCACCGACGTAATCGTAGTTAAACCAATCGTCGTTCCAGTTGTCACCATTTAACGCCCATCCATCGTGCTGAACAATCAGCGCGTATTTGGTGTCAATGTAGTTGTGCAGGGAGTACATGACGAACTCGCTGTAGCCGTGATAGTCCAGCGGGGCTGAGATCATCATTTGCGGGATGTGGCTAATGTCCAACTCCACATTGGTAATCAACAGGGTACGAGCGCCGGGGAGGGCTTCCAATGTCTTTTTGATAGCAGGTACGGCAACACGACCTCGACCGTCGCCATAGATGGCGACAATGGTAATGTCTTCAAACTTTGTAGAAGCGTACATAGTCTTGTCCTAGTGGTGTTTTGTAGAGTTCTTTTAATGCGGTCTTATAGATGGCATAGTTCTTGTCATCAGGGGGCAAAGACTCCCACAGCCGCATACAAGCACGGCAGTAAATATCACCCCCATCAGTTGCAAACTTCGCCAGTTCTTTCCCAAGTTTCTTGACATCGAGGTTAGGACTCATTTGCCATCGTCTTGATCGGCCTCATTCAAACGTTGTATCTCCGCTTGCAGTTCCATAATCATTCTTGCCGACTCGGTATGCACTCGCATTAGCTCATGGAACAGCTCACCATGCGTCATCTTGTACACCCTCTCCATGTAAAACATTTTGGCATCTTGTGCAGCTACCGTTGGGTCACTGCCATTGACTTGCTCCATAGCCACTCCTTAAAGCATTGCAATCAAGTAAATACAAGCCATGACGGTAACTGCCATGCGGAAATACAAAAGCGCCTTCACTTTGTCGATTCCGCAATCAGCGTCTTGATCTCCTTGATCGACAATCCAAACTCATCATGTATTTCCAAAATCAACGGCGCACCAACAACTGACTTTCTGTTCCTGATCTTGGAAATTACCGGCCCTCCAACATTTAATCGTTTTGCCAACTCCCTGTCATTTTTGATCTTGTAAGTCACCAGCAGGTAATCCAGCATCCAATGCGGCCTACGCTCCCAATCTGCCATGATTCTCTCCTTATTCAATACGCCAGACACGAATCCCATCACCCTCACGGCGACAAACAAACTTCCTACCCCAACGCTTGCCACGAATACGGTTGTAATTACACAAGATATTCATGTTTCCACCCGGCACATGAAAACTCTCCCCCACCTCCAGAGCCTCGTAGGGATAGTTATGCCTTACCTTCACTTCGGGAATCGGTACACCACTGTCTATTTCATACATTTGCACCTCCGTTAATACAGTAAACAGACTGTATCACAAGTATTCCAAAGTGCAAATAAAAGGCTGGCAAACCCAATGGCTTGCAGAAAAAGAAATGCCGGTCTTTCCCGGCTTGTCACAGTCTTTCCGACCAAGGGTAACTGTCCCTTCCGTTACGTTCGAGGTTTCGGCTATCGGCCCCTACGCCATTCTTTAGGATCAAATGGCTACCCCACGTTCTTTCCGTAGTGTCATCAGCAGTCTGCAACCATCCAGTGCACCGTCGTGTTGCTCTCGCCCTGCTAAGTGCACAGCATAACCCAAAAACACAAATTTCTTTGGTGCGGGGAGCGGGATAGGGCGCGCAAACCGAGGGGGTGCCTGACCATTGCTAACCCGATAACACCATACCCAACCATGCCCAACCCTACCCAATCGCCAATGCCACTGGCAAGCGATTACAGGCCGTCTACGCGCATTGAATGACCATGCCCTACCCCTTTGACACTGCTACCCCTTCGCATGCCTGATGACCATTGTTGTTACCCCTATGCATTGTTAATATTGTATTTATATGCCATTACTCCATGCCCTATACATGTATTGTCATTTTGGTAAGAGCGCGAGGATTGACAATCTACGCACATTCACCCATGCCAAATTGCTCATAGATACATATATATGATTACCTATATAAGCACCAATATTTATGACATCTATGTATAAATGTGGCTTGAGTTAATAAGTACATCTGTCCTATAATTAACCCGTGCACTGTTGCACTGTTTCCTAACTGATAAGGGGCTACAAATGAAAGATTCAACCGCACTCATTCTGTCTTCAATCGTTTTCAATATCTTGACGTTATTCGCTGTCATTGTTTCCGCGCCAGTCGCTGCTTGTGCCGCATTGTCGTTATCCGGTGCCGCACTGCTAAGTTTCGGTTTTTACAATCTTGCAAAATACAACTAAGGGGTTACAAATGAAAACATTCTTAGAACAAGTGAAAAATCGAGTTGCAAAACGTGATGCTGAAAGATATCTGGCTTACTCAAAGCAAGACAAAAACAAGGGGCATTCGGCAGGTGCGGCTCTGTATGCAAAAGCCGCAAAACATCAATTATCAAAAATCAAATAATTAATTCCTAAAGGGGCTAACAATGAAACTCGATATCGCACAACTCATTACTGACAGAATCATTTCCGAACTGGAAAAGGGCGCGACTCCATGGGTTAAGCCGTGGCGCACTTTGAAGGGCACGCCTGGCGAAGGCATGCCCTACAATCCGGCGTCTGGCACGGTTTATCGCGGCGTGAATCATTTTTGGTTAGGTATGCAACCGTATGCGCTCCCGCATTACGTTACCTTCAAGCAAGCTCAAGCATTGGGCGGTACAGTAAAAGCCGATCAAAAGGGAACACCAGTTGTCTATTGGAATGTTCACCGCAAAGAGACTACCGGCGACAATGGCGAATCTGTTACCAGCGCCTATGCTTTTATCAAACATTACTACGTTTTCAACGTGGAACAATGCGAAGGGTTAAACCTGCCTGACATGCCGGAACCGCCACAAGTGGACTGGAATTCATGCGATCAAGCAGATGCCATTGTTTCCCGTCTGAATCTTTCCGGCGGTTTAACACATGCCGGTGATTCGGCCTATTTCCGGCCAAGTAGTGATGCCATTGTGATGCCAGCAATGGCAGCATTTGATTCCCGCGAGAACTATTACGCTACTTTGTTGCATGAATCCGTACATGCTTCAGGCCATGATTCACGCCTAAAGCGAATCACTCCTGCGCGATTCGGCTCTGAAGAGTACGCATTCGAGGAACTGGTCGCAGAGCTGGGCGCAGCTATGCTTTGCGCCCATTGCGGTATTGACGGCGATTTACGCCATGCCGGTTATATCGAATCATGGCTAAAAGCATTGCGTAACGACAAGAAATTTATCTTGTCAGCAAGCGCCAAAGCGCAGCAGGCCATGGATTACCTGACAAATACTAGCGTCAACGAATCAGAGCAAATAACCGAAGCAATAGCAGCGTGATGCAAGACCGGCCCGGCGGTTCCGGGCATTTCCTAAACTCTAAGGGGCAATTATGAAAATCAATGACTATTTCGAGTTCTCAATCGCCGGACACTTTTTACCGGCCTTGATTAATGACGACTACTCCGGCCTTGACGACATTGAAGCAATGCAAGTTAATCAATTCGTTGATCAGTGGCAAAATCTGCCGCTTGCCACTTTTGACGTACAACCTACAGGAACCGACTTTAAAACTTGCGATATTTGCAATGCTTACGCTGAAGTCCACGATGTGCGCTTGTATTATCACAATGACAAGCTACCCGAAGGCTGGACACTTGACGCAATTAACGATTAAGGGGCGAATCATGGATCATAGAACTATTCTTGCGGCTTATATGGCGCGATTAACCGACGCTGACATCGAATCAATCCAGCGAGCCAACAAAGCATGGACACAAGCATTTTTAAATTATGGCAATTCAGCGCAAGACACTGCAAGGGCCGGATTCTATGCAATGGTCTGCAATGCAGTTGAAAACCTGCAAGAACACGATAAGAAACAGATCGAGAAAATTATCAATTCAGCAATATAAGGGGCCGACAATGAACAAATGGGAAAAGCGATTCAATGAAAAAATGGAAAAGGGCGGGATTTTCTTTTATTTAACTGGCGCTATGATGGCACTAGGTGCCTATAGCATTTTGGTAATGTTTTTCCTGATATTCCAATAAAGCCGTTTTAAGCCGTTTTCACCTTAGCCGATACCAGTTATCGGCTTTTTCTTTTGCGCCCCTTGTAGGCGCTTTAAAATCGTTTTAAACCCTATTTCCGCGGTGCCAGCTCTGTTCGATTGACCTCGACCCCCTATTCCCACAGCCTTTATTGCTTGTTTGTCAAGTTAAGCAGGTCTAGTCTATTGACATTTTGACAGCCAGAAAAAATCGGAAACGTCCACGCGCATTTATCACGCGCACCTATTTGCTCATAGATGATAGATGTTACCTATATCCTTTGTTATACCTATATCCTTTGTTATACCTAGATAACTTCCCTAAATGTTTGAGAGATAGATGTTTTATTTATATTACCCCTTTGTTATACCTACATATTCCCCCTATATCCTTTGTATTACCTACATCCATATAGGTACCTATATCTATATTAAACCTATGATATAGGTACCATATATAGATATAGGCATATATGTATGTATGTAGGATTCACGCACTGACAACTTATCCACACCACACTGTAAAGTTATCCACAGACTTATCCACAGCCATTTTGACAACAGAAAATAAATGGTTGACAGATGTTTTAATGTGTCCTAATGTATGCGTGTGCTGATGCACGATATTCGTTCCTAACTATGAGGGTTTGCCATGAATCTATCTTCCAAAGATCATTTCGATCTACGGTCTGAGCATAAGCTCATTGACCAAATCCGTACCCAAGAAATCAAAGCACAGATTGCTTTAGACAAAGCCAGACACTCTGTTGCGGCTCTCAAAGCCTCTGTACTGCGTTTGAAAGAGCAACGCTTGTCCTTGGTTGAGCTGGATGCTTAAACCGTTTCTAGGGGCTATGGTAGGCATTACAGCACTCTATCTGCTGCTGTTGTGGCTATCCCCTGCTCCTGTCTATCATCCGTGTGCTGTATATAAACACATCTATACATGCGAGGGGCTACGCAATGAAACCACACAAACACAAAGACTTAATCATCGCTTGGGCGAACGGCGCTCTGATTGAATACCGGCAGGGCAATGTTTGGCTATCCACGGCATCACCTTGGTGGGAGGAATGCGTTGATTACCGTATTGAGCCAACACCAGATTTTGTAAAGTATGTTAAAGCCGCGCCGAATGTAATTGTTGGCCCTTGTACTAACCGTTATACAGACGACAACCTATGCCTGACCTTTGACGGGGAAACAGGCAAGCTGAAGGCTGCGGAGGTGCTCAATGGGTAAGTGGAAAGAACTGGCAGAACCGCTAAATGACAGAGATGCGCCTTTGACCTACGCAGTCTATGAGCCATTGCCGCCTATCGGCTATTGGGTTGTTTCCGGTGGCGATCCGGTGGCGGGCTACACCAAGTTTCCTACTTACTCTGTTCCCCGCTGGCATCACAGGTACTTTATGAACCTGATCTTTGGCTGGAAATGGGAGGGTGTATGACCGACCGCGAACTTATGCAGCATGCGCTTGATGCGTTGGAAGAATACGTCGGGGTTGTTGTTTCTGTGAATGACCCTAATGATTGGACACTCAAAGTTGCAGACGCAGGGGAGCCAGCAAGAAAAGCAATCAAAGCACTCCGCGCCCGACTAGCGCAGCCTGAACAGCCGGATTATTCAAAAGCTGGATTTGGAAAGTCGCAGAATGAAGAAGGTTGCGCTGAGTGCGGCAAGCAATCATTGGACGGCTGGGCGCTTTACTGCGTTAAGTGCAGTGAGCCAGTGCGCGAGTGGGTTGGGCTGACGGACGAGGAGCGAGAGGAGGCAATCGGCTGGTCTGTTGAACATATTGAAGCTACTTTGAAGGAGAAGAATTATGGAAGTCTTTGACACGCTTACCTTCATCGGCGCAGCTTTAGTTGGAGCCGGGCTGATCTTGCTGCTAACCTGTCTCGCCCTAGCCATAACCCTGATGACTGACGATGACTGACGAACTCATAGACAAGATTATTACCGCCACTGCCAAAGACCTTGGCTACCCGATAGCTGATACCTATCCTTGGCAAGAAAGAGAATTGATACGATCTATTATCAAGAATTACAAAACCTATGTAAGATTTGAAGTTGTAGAAGTGTATGACTTTGGCGATACACTTTCTGAATCAGTCTGGCGGAAACGTCAGGCAGCCAAAGAATCCGAAACCTAACTATGAGGGGCTGATATGAGTGACTTTTCACCGGAAGTGCGGAATGCCGCGCTATGGTCAAACGATGCTAGACGTTTCGTCAACGGCAAAGCAGGTGAGGTTTATGCCGAGAAGATCGGCATTAAACCGCTAGACGATCTTTCTGACGTTGAAGCAGTACAGATGGGTCTTGTCATGCAAGAACCTATCATGCGCGAATACGCAAGGCGCAAACAACTACCGTTCAAAGATGCAGACTACATGTTGCATCACCCCAAGCACACCTTCCTTGCCAGTCACTTTGATTACATCTCAGAGGATGGGCAGACGCTCTATGAGGTCAAGAACTTGGGCATTCACCAGCGCAAGAAGTATGGTGACGATGGCTCAACAGATGTTGATGTTGGCTACCGTGTCCAGTGCTTGCATGAATCCTTGGTGCATCAAATCCCTAACGTCATCCTGATTGTCTGCTTTGGTGGGCAAGAGATATGCGGCTATCCCCTGTCTTTCTCTGAAGAACAATGGGATATGCACGCCCGTGAAATGGCGCAGTTTTGGGGGCGCATTAAGGCCAGAAACTTTGACCCTGAATCAATGGGGGATGCTGCCAAGATCATCTACAAGGAAGACAACGGACAAAGCCTCTGGGCTAACGCAGAGCTAGAGCAAGCCTGTGACACTCTGAAGATCATTAAAGAGCAACGCAAAGCCTTAGAAGCGCAGGAAGATGCCCTAACAGCCAAGATACAGGGCTTCATGATGGAGGCAGGGCAGCTATCTACTTATGACGGTCGAATCCTTGCCACTTGGAAGAACAGCAAAGCCACCAAGTCGTTTAGCAAAGACCTGTTCCGCAGTGCTATGCCTGATATGTACGACAAGTTTATTGTCGAACAACCCGGCTCACGCCGTTTCTTACTTAAATAATTGGGGGCAATCATGAGCGAGGAAGAAATGAAAGCGTTTCCTTGGACGGGAGCAGGTACAGATGGCATGGACTTGCGCGACTACTTTGCGGCAAAAATGATGCCTGAATTGAATTGGGTAAACGCTGAAATATCTGCGAAGGAATGTTATCGCGTAGCAGACGCAATGATGAAAGCAAGAAGCCAATATGAAAGCGAGAATGAATATGAGTAACGTAATTAACCTATCAAGCGAGGGTAGTGTCTCTGCCCTTGACCCCGAAATCCAAGCCTCTATCGTCCTGCGTGGTGACTTGTCTGGCCTGTCTGAAGACCAGAAGAAGCAATACTACTTGTACCGCTGCAAACAAGTCGGTCTTGATCCTGCTGCCAAACCCTTTGACCTTCTAGTTCTCAATGGAAAACAAATACTATATGCAAATGCTGGAGCAACGCAGCAATTGTGTTCTATTCATAAGCTATCCACTCAGATTACACATCGGGAACGTGTTGATGGAATTTACATTGTCTCGGTTAGATGTACCGGCGCTGATGGCAGACTTTCAGAAAATCAAGGTGCTGTGGATGTTGGGAATGTTACCGGAGAAAAACTCGCTAACGCTATCCTCAAGGCAACTACAAAAGCAATACGGAGGTCGGTTCTTGCACATTGTGGACTCGGAATGCTTGACGAAACTGAAGTTGAAACGATCCCGGAAGCGCGTGTCCAACCTCTAGTCGTCAGCGAATCTGTTGCGCCAGTATCCATTGAGAAGCCGGTTGTCAAAGGCATTCCGTTCTTGCTACCCAATGGCAATGTTCATGCCCACTACGCCAACTATGACGATCTAGTCAGTGGCATCTTGGATATGGTCGAAGCTGTCCATAATTCAAAAAAACTTAATGCCGGGGAGAAGCTGGAGAAAATCAACAGCCTAGAAGAAGCTAACGCTGAAGCTCTGCTGGAGATTGAAACCAAGCATGAATTACTGGCTGAAGTTTTTAATCGCGGCATCAATACAGTACGCGCCTTTTTGGAGCAAGAAACAAAAAAGTTGTAGTGCCAGCCACCGGAGACAAGATGACGCAGAACAAGATGGTACTGCAACATCTTCAAACCGGACAAAGCATCACGGCATTGGATTCCCTGAGACTTTACGGCGTGTTACGGCTGGCAGCGCGTGTCGAAGAACTCAGGAAAGACGGTCACACAATCATTACTCAGTCAGTAAAAGTTGGCAATAAAGAATTTGCAAGATATACATTAACGAGAGGAGTTAAAGATGGAATATAAAGAGAGAAACCCCGGCACCGGCGTTCTGTACACAAACCGGAAGAAGAAAAGCGCAGCACATCCTGACTGGACAGGCGAACTTAAAGTAAGCAGGAACTATGTCATTGGAGAAACGCTTAAAATCTCCGCATGGACTAAGGATACTTCCGGCGGCGTATTGATTAGCTTGAAGGAAGATAACTGGCAACCACCTGTCGGCGGCAACAACAACCCTACGCCATCCAAGCGTAAGGACGATGACGAAATACCATTTTAAGGAGACTGCAATGAAATACCTACTCGCTATTTGGTTGGCAGTAACCGCACCGTTTGTTTATGCCACATGCACCTATAACACCTATTGCGATCAAGGGCGCTGCGTAAGCTGCACCACCTGTTGCTACGGCAATAACTGCACAACGAACTGTTACTGATGAGTAAGCTCAACAGACAGAGGGGCGCAAGCTATGAGCGTGAAGTAGCCAATGAGATTTTCGACAGGCTAGGGATTCGCATTCGCCGCAACCTGAAGCAGTATCAGGTCAAGGATGAGGGCGATCTGGTCTTGGGGAAATATCTCATTGAATGCAAACGCAGACGCAAGATAGCCGTGTATGATTTCGTGGAACAGGCCGACAAAGCCTGTGAAGCAGGACAAATACCACTGGTCATCATGCGCGAGGATGGCGGTAAATCGCTGGCCTTGTTGCGCTTCTCCGATCTGCTGACGCTTCTTGGTAATGAACTAGACCCCCATCAGTTGCAGGATGAATCCTCCCCCGAGGATAGTTAGGAACGTTGCGGGGCGCAGCGTCACTGCAACACGCCCCACCTACGGAGAAAACATGGACAAGCAAAAGCATATATTTATAGCAACACCTATGTACGGGGGCCAATGCACAGGCGTATTCGTGCAGTCATTGATCAACTTGATCAGCGTGTTGGGCAGCAAGGGCTACAAGACTTCCTGCGCCTTCATGTTCAATGAATCCCTGATTACCCGCGCACGTTGCAACATGGCGCACCAGTTCTTGCAGGGCGAAGCAGACTACTTGTTTTGGATTGACGCTGACATCAAGTTCCGCGCAGAGGATGCACTGAGAATGCTGGAAGCAGATGTAGATGTGATAGGTGGAATCTATCCAAAGAAGGAAATCAATTGGGAAACGGTTAAGAGGGCAGCACTGGACGGTCAGGAAAACCTGAAAAATTTTACCGGCAGTTTCGTCGTTAATTTATTAAATGCCGAACCCTCTCTCACCGTACCAGTAGATCAACCTTGTGAGGTATCTGCTCTTGGCACCGGTTTTATGCTGGTCAAGCGCGAGGTATTTGAGAAGCTAAAGCCACATACGCCCACCTATGTGAGCGACATGTCGCATCTTGCAGGGCAGGAAATACATGCCTTCTTCCTTGACCCGATTGATCCTGATACCAAGCGGCTACTGTCTGAGGATTACTTCTTCTGCCATGAGTGGCGCAAGATAGGCGGGAAGATATACGCCGCACCGTGGTGTCAGATGGGCCACATGGGAACGTATCTGTTTGAAGGTGGATTACTGCCTAGCGAGTAAAAAACCCCCGCTGTTTAAGGCGGGGGAAAGCGCGAGAAGGAGCCGCGCTAAGCAACTATTTACGGGTAGGCTTCTTGGCAGTTTTAGCCGACTTCACAAAGTCTGCCTTGGTAGGCGCACCCTTACTACCGGGCGCTCTCATTTTCTCACCACTACCCGCTTTAATACGATCCTGTTTAGCGTTGATGTTTGAGTACAGTCCTGTCTTCATTTGACCCCCTTGGTTTTAGGTTTGCTATGAGTTAAAACCTTGCTCGACTTTGTATGCTTTTCACCAGTCATTAAAGTCTTGCCGGTCTTATGTGTTGCCCCAGTGTAAGGCTTCCCGTCTTTTGTGTAATGTGGTTGATTCTTTGCCATTATTTAATCCCCCAAAAGTATAAGTCGTGCGCCTTATCATTGCTTATAAATTCATATACTTTAAAAGCTGATAAGTCCACGGCTTGCCTTACATCATCTTCAGTCAGGTTGCGGTAATAGTCACCGCAAAATGGTGCATCCTGTGGGCTTGTGCGCCGTGTGCCATGCTCCGGTCTTCCTGTCGTAGCACAGCTAAAGAAGACCAAGCTGCCAGCCATCCTTACCATGTTGTCAAACGTCTTAGCCCACTCAGGATTGTGTTCAAAGCATTCGCAACTTGCGACCACATCAAAGCTGCCATCGCCATAGGATAAGTCTTCGCCCTTGGTAACGACATCCACATCCTGTCCTGCGCCAAGATCAACCCCAACATAATTGCACTGTTGAAAGAACTGTCTTATAGAACCGTTAATGTTTAGGCTACCCACCTCCAGCACATTCTTTCTAATGAAGAAGTCTGGGAACCTGTCTCGCAAACTTGCCACAAAATCCAACTGCGCCTGATGACTCATCGGCAGTTCCATCTCCGCATCGAAGCTCTGGCCCTTGTTGCTGGCCCTTTAGCCTTCCTTACTACGCCACCCATCCTTGCACAGAAACTAGCCTTGCGTCCTGCATCCTTCTTTGTCTTAGGATTAGGCGCAGGTGCCTTCAGGTTGCTACCAGTCTCACGGTTGTACTTGGCACGGCCCTTGGCAGTCAAGCCAGCGCCCTTGCTGACAGGCAGCTTCTCGCCACGCCCAACCGCCAGACTGACACCCTTCTTAGGCAATTTGCGCTCCCTTTTGCAGTTGCGCCAACGTCATACCACCCGTGTACTGGAAGTGTGCCAACTCTTTAAACCGCTTCCAGTCACCCGCCCACTCCAAACCAGCAGCCTTGCCTAAAGCGCCTATCCGTTGCCAGACAGGGTCTTTAGAGTTCCAAATGGCTTTGCCGTTTCGTATAGGAACCACATCCACAGCACACCTGTAATTATGATAAGACTGACCAGAACGTGCATTAGTGACAATCCTCCCCGGTGCAGTTCGACCTTGAGCATACAAGGCATCTTGGCTGGCATTGTCTCGATACGTTGACGTTACCAGCAGGTCTATGCCCTCTGCCTTGCAATCAGCAATCATGCGCTCTACCCGTTCACGAACGGGCGGCAGCAGGTCTTCAAGTTTGCGACTGTTAATCATCCCTTAGTAGCCATGCCCACAATGCCAGCCAATGCCAAACCAGCAGTGACAATATGATTGGCGAGTTCAGGTGCAATGGGTACACCAATTGCCGTCAGAAATAGCAGTGCGCCACGCCAAGTGGACGGTTCTTTTACGCGATCAAGAATGTAATCTCTCATAGGCCTTCTCCCGGTGTCACAAAGATTGACGGCGTATTCGCCGCAGAGATAGCAGATACAACGACATTGGCCCCACTACGGCACTGAGGGCCAGTGATAATGACTGAGCTTGCAGGAAGCACTGCCATGCCGTACTCAGCGTTTGCACCCGGCACAGCAGCATTACCACCCGAAGGCGTAATGCGAACGTAAGCAATGTCAGTTGTACTGCTATTGACTACCTGATACTGAGCAACAGGCGAGTCTGAAGAAACATTCGCAGAGACAGCCGCAGTGTTGGCAGTGACCTTAAAGGTCTTGCCCATCGGCTGAAAAGCACCAGTGATAGCCATTAGATAATGTCCTTTCCTCCGGCATTACCGGGCTTGGAAGTGGGCGACTTCTTCTGGTCGGGTGAACCTGAGAAGCACTGCATACTCATGAAGCCCATAGGATTAGTGCGGGTAGGCTTGCCACGACCATAAGTGTCAGAAATGGATGTTGGGCGATATGCTTCGCCAGCACTGCCCTTGTGATTGTTGTTGTTCATCATCACGGTTGTGCTGCTCTTGCTGATGTTAATTTTCATGTGACTTCCTTTCCACGATCATGCACGGTAAATAAATAAAAATAGCAAAGAATGCAGCCATTGCCATCCTTTCCCATGTTGGCATAATCATCGTCCAGCAAGCCAACACAAAGCTAAAAAGCAATGCAACAAATGTCAGTACCTTGTGCGATAAAACATCCATTGCAATGTTAATAATTCTCAACGCAGCCCCGTCTACCATTACTCATCTCCTTCATCGTCAGGATTGAAAAACCCTTTGCCCCATTCGTCATCACTAATCTTTTGCTTGATTTGTTCTAGCTTTAAAACCCGGTCAAGAACCTTGGTCTTGTCCGTTAGTGATGCCGTTGAATCATTCATTGTTTGCTTTAGCAGGTCATAAATGGCTTGCTCAAGCTCCGGATTAAGCCCCTTTTGTTTTTTACTCATCTCTCCATTTTCCTGTTGTCACGCTTCTGACGCATCATCGTCATGCGGTTCCCAATCAACATACTGGTTCCGCGCTTGTCTGCCTGTTGCTTGGCAGTTTCTTTTAGCTTACGCAATTCTTCTACGCCTGTGTTCATTTTGTCAGTATCGCTGCCATTGTCGTAGTTCATCGCTTGCTCCCCCGTTTCATGCGGGATTTACCCGCCTTTGAATAAGCAATAGCTGCCGCCTGTTTGACCGCCTTGCGAGTGCTGGCAGGGCGGCTAGTGCCGATCTTGCCTGATTCCTTGTAGCTACGCACCATTTCGCCAATGTTGCCGCTAATGGTCTTCTGACTCTTTCCTTTAGCGAGGGGCATTTTCAGTCCTTTCTGGCGTTTCCACGCCCAATTGTGTGCCAACGGTCTGCCTTATCATTCTCGCAAGAACCCCTTGCCGCTTGTCTGGTGGAGACTTCAAGACTTCTTTGAGCTTAACCGGGTCAGTCACGATGTCACTAACGGCTGCGCGAATGTTGGCAGTGTATTGGCGGTAACGATCAATGGCAAATGCACCGCCCATTGCGCCAACCGCCGCCGTTGTGCCGCCAACCTCCACCGGCAATCCAAATCTAGCAGACAGTGCAGTTAAGCCAGCCGTGTACAAGCCAGCAATAGCGCCACCCTTTTTAACTTGCGACATCTCATTTTGAATAAGGCGAGTTAGTTCCTGCGCCGAAGATTCAGTGCCGGGAGTGCGCCCAATGTTTTGGGATGCACGGCTAATCGCTGTTTGTATGCTGACAATATCCGCAATGGCATCGTCAACAAACCGCAGCTCATCTGGCGTATATAAGCCGCTTGCTTGCATGGATGGCTTAATGCGGTCACGATAGCTACGCTCAATGCTTCCCGGCGGCAAGGTGCCAATCAAGTCACGAACACTAGATTTAAAGGCTTCAGCACCCTCCGGCGTTCTACCAAGCACCTTGGCAGCAGAAGCGACATCACGGGATGAGCCAGTACCCATCATTAAGTTCTTAAAGCTCTCTGCTTGTTGAGTTTGTGTGCCACCCATCTCAAACATCTTGGCACGCTGCTCAGTCAGCTTTTCAGTCTGCTTAGTAACGCGAGTGGTCTGCTCTTGCTTTCTTGCAAAGTCAGCAAAGTCTTTCTTTAGCTGTGGGAAACGTGATAGCCATTCGCTATTGGTTTTAAGCCAACTATTGATTTGTGCTGGCGTTTTGCCTTGAAGCTGTGCGCTGGCATAGTTACGTGCCAAGGTTTGCACTTGGGTTACGTTTCCACCCATCAACTTTAAAAAGCTATCTACATTTTCAGGCGTACTAAATATTTTGTCTGGCAATAATGATGTCTGCGTTGCAAATTCACCGCGCACTGCGGCACTAGGCGCAGTTAATGCTACCCCAACTTCAGAGGCAAACCGATTGATTGGCTGGCTAAAGCGTTCATAGTCTTTAAGATACTTGTCAAACTTTTTGCCAGTAAACTCCGACATCACACCTTCAACTAGCTTCTTTAAATTTTTAGCATCGTTTTGGCTAATTGCGCTATAACCCTCAACCGGCAATCCAGAAGCGCGATCACCTAGCTCACGACGCAAACGCTCTAGTCGCTCAAAGCCTACTTTAACTCTGCTAGTGTTACCAAACTGGTCTTGCTCAATCCCCGTAAGCTCTCGTTTTACCCGATCAAACTGAGATTTTGTATCTCCAGTTAGTAGCTTTCTTCCCGTTGCTGGATCAACCTCAAATGCTTTGAGCTGTGCTTCTGCATTTTTAAATGCCTGAGTATTTTCAACTCCGTCACCGGCAAGCTCTTTGCGACGAGCCTCATCCATCATGTCTTTTTTATTAACATTCGTGATGACTTCGCGCTCTTGTTTTAGTCTTTCTAAACGCTTTGAAACGATGTCACGGGCTTCAGCACCCACCGCCTCCATTGTGCGAGGCTGGCTAATAGCAGCCAACCGTTGTTCAGCATCAGTCATTAACCGAGTAGCCAATGCTTCACCACGCCGCCTTCCAGCAACAGACTCAATGTTTAGCAACCTTGCAACCTCAGTTGCATCAAGTGGCTGATCGTAGGGTTTGCCGCGCAGACGCTCTTGGGCTGCACGAACCAATGCCAACTTAGATTCAACGGTTTGTGGCAGCGCAGCGACCTGCTCCGGTGTCATTTGACGAACCACACGCTCACCAGCACGTTGCGTTCCACCCGGCGTAATAGGACGCAAGCCTCTTGCACCAGCACGAAGACTTCCAGCGACACCCTCAGTAATTAAACCAGCAGCAGTCTCAGCGCCAAAGCGAGTCAAGGGGCTGGCATCTTCAGGCAGAAGATTACTTGCACCCTGCGCCGCTGCACCGCCTAAAAATGATAATGCACCTTGCCTAGTCAGTTCCCCACCAGTTCTAGGGATAAACATTTCCGCTGCGCGAGTTGCGTAAGGCGCAAGCCTAGTTCCGCGAGAAGCAAGCTCAAATGCTTTAGCTGTGCCACCAAGCACCGGCACAGCGCCCATAGCTTGCAAGCCAGACTCAAGCATTGATGGAGACTCAACCCTGCCAAATCGTTCTGCCGCACTACGAGCAGCCGCAGATTCTTCAGGCGAAGGGCCGGGTATTTGTTCAACCAAACTGCCGCCAAAGCGATCAGTTTGCCCCTCATCAACGGTTTCGCCACCAAAACGATCTTTAGCCATATTTACCTCGCTTTAGGTTTTTTGCCGCGCTTGCCAGTATCCGCATCAATGTATTCAGCACCGGGCGGCAACGCATCAAACTCTGCTTGAGTTCTAATGGTTGGAATTTTTGGCGCAGCCGGTGCTGGCGCTGGCGCTGGCGTTTCATCTTCAGGCAAATCAAGGTAAGCAGAGATAGTTTCATCGCTGACATTCCGCGCACTTGCTTTGCGACGCTCTCGCTCAACAGCAGTCTTAATAATTTTTAACTGATTGGCAAAATAATTAGATGCAATATTAGGCGCAGTAGCCGGACTCAATGTGAATTTACGGAAATCCTCAGCCTCTCGGGGGGTCAGCGTCGCACCAAACAGTTTGTTACGCACTTGCGCCACAAAGCCGTTATAGTCTTTCCACCAGTTGATTGTTTCGGGCGTAACTCGCGGAGCTTTGGAGCCAAGAGATTGCATAATGCCGCCCACATCCAACCCTCTTTCAACTCCACCAATAATTAAGTTAGCCACCTCATCCGAAGGCGCAATACCAAAATACTGCGGCTTCATAGTTTGAGATGTGCGATTTAACGTAGCATAGGTAGTACCAATGTCATCTAACTTCTTTTCAAGCTGTGCTGGCAATTGCTCAATCTTGCGTTTACTTGACCCGCCTCCACCACCGCCTATCTTTGCGCCACTAGGCGCAGCCTTTAATTCTTTCTTTTGCTCAAGGATTGTGCGTTGCTTTTCAAGCTCTACATCAACTTTGTCAGAGGACTCAATGGCTTTGTTGAACAGTTCGTATGCTTTTTGATAATTGCCTTTGCGAAGTTGTGCAGAAATCAAACCGTTGCCAGTTTGCGCGTCAATTAGCTTGGCCTCCACCATTGCCGCATTGCGATCTTTGGATAGCAGATTCAACATGCGCTCAAAACGATCTTTGAGTCTTTGATTGTGGTCTTTACGGGCGCGATCAGCCTCATCAAACTTTAGCTTGGCAGAAGCAAACCGTTCTTTCTGACCACGGTCTTCCGCATCCTGCATCTCACGAATAGCCATAAGTTGCTGCTTGCCAGACGCGCCGCCAATGCCGCCAATAACCAAGGCAGATACCAAACGCAAAGCCGCATTCTTTGCATAGTCTGATGCTTTAATCTCAGGCGCGGCGAACTCGTCATAAGGCTTGATGCCAGCCTCTAACTCGGTTGCGGCTTGACGCGACTGCGCTGCCAAAGCGCCTTCAGCCTCGGCTTCTTTTTTAATTTGCCCTTGCTGAATGCTAAATTGAGTTCTTGCTGCTTCTTCTTCGGCTTTAGCTGCGCCCTCAAAGGTTTCCGGCAACTTAGTGCGGGAATATTCGGCACGTTCTTTTAGACCCTTTTTTTCGCCCAATCCTCGAATTAAAGAAGGAGATGTGCCTAGCGCATCACTTAATGCTTGAGTTGCCATAATGACTCCCGGTTACATTGCAGTAGGTGCCGAAGCGGTTGCAGGGGCAGTTTCACGCTGTGCTTGCTGCACCTCACGACCAACGATGCTTGCGAACAACTGGCCCAACTGCTGATCACGCTGTAATTCCATTTCAAGCGCACGACGGTCATATTGATCTGCAATATTGGCAAGACGTAGCGCCTCTTGGAAACCTTCCTGACGCGCCAAGCTACGCGCACGACGCTGCTGTGCTGCAAGAATGCCGGATGCTGCACTACCTGTTTGCAATCCACGCTCACCTAAACCTTGACGCGCACGGGCTTGAGCGATCTCAAGGTCTTGCTCTTGCTCTGGAGTCAATCCAGCGCCAGTTGCACGACCCATTGCTTCCTGTTGTGCTGCACGGAATGGTTCAGCAGCACGACGGGTTTCTGCAATGTCACGCTTCATGGCTTGGTTAGCGCGATTGAATAACAATGCTTGCGCCAAAATGCTTGCGCCAGCCGTACCAGCGCGAGTCAAGTTGGGATACTGATTCAATACATCTTGCAATTCCTTTAGTCGGCCTTCAGCACGGGCAGCAAACCCCGGTTCTTCTGGCGCTTGCAGTGCGGCAGTTTGATCTTGCAATGGCTGCATGTTTGGGCTATATGCAAAATTTACGGTTGGATAAAGCAAACCTTGGGAAACTGGTTGTCTGCGAAGCGCCGGAATTTGCTCAAACTCACCGCTGCCGCCAAGGTTCGTATTACGCAAATAATCAGTAGAAATAGTGTCTGGACGACGAGGCGCAAAAATATCTTTAGAAACCTCAACGCCGCGATAAGAAGGCGCACCAGAATCAAAGCCCATTGCCTCATCCCGCTGGAAGTCTCTGCCCATTGCGGCAGGAGGTGCGGCAGTCATTCGTTTATATTCTTGCACCGTCAAATCTGGTGGCTCACCCATATCTGGCACATTAAAATCATAGCCGTTATAAAACTCAGGCAAACCAGTCTCAGGGTTTTGTGTGCCAGCACCACCCAAGTCAGCCAGCAATTCGGCTTCTTCAGGCGTAATGTGTGCCAGCATCGTATCGCCACGGCGACCCATACGGCGCAACATCTCAGCCATTTCTTTCGCGCTGCCCATGCCGGTGCCGCCAGCCATCATTTGAATAGTCTTCATTTAGAGTCCTAATGCCTTTCTAAGGCGCAGAGAACGTGTATTCCATGCCTCACTTTGTACGCCTTCATCGCCACCAAAAATGGGTTCTTTGTCACCAACAATCGCCGCCGTTGGGCTTGATCCAACAGCCCGTGCGCTAATGGAACTTTGATACGGAGTGCCAGTTCTACTGCCTCTTGCTGTACGCACATCTAGTGGCCTAAATCCTTCGCCAGTATCGTCAGGTGGAATTAACGGCGTTTCTTCAACATCAAAGTCCATTGAGTCTTCCAGCAATGCCAGCAACTCTTCATCCGTCATAGACTCAAGATCAGCGGGAGTTTCAGCAAGGCCATCCCCACCACCGCCAGCAGAAGCGCCTTCACCCTCTGTGCCACCACCGCCGCCACCTTCTATTGGAATATCGCCATTTTCACCGCCAATTGCGTCACCAAGCAATTCGCTGCCGGTCATTTCCTCAACCGGGCGAGTGCCACCTGCCATCTCGCGCTCACCATCGCCAACCATCTCGCCTTCACCTCTACCGCCAGCAGCAGTGCCACCTGTTTCTGGGCCAGCAGGAGGTGTAGATGCGGGTACTGCTCCAGTCATTTCCTCAACCGGAACAGAAGCGGGGGCAGTTGTCTTCCCGCCGCTCAAAGCCGCCCCTGCAATATCAGTTACTCGACCCGTGCGAATATCAGGGCTAGGCTCTGTTGTTCCAGCAGGTTTTGTCGTTGCAAATGCAGGTTGCTCACCGGGGCGCGTTTTAGAAACGCTAACTTCCACGCCGCCCGTCGTTCCAGTCTGACCAGCAGAAACAAACTCATAATCAACCGTATCAGTCTGTGGATCGTAAACAATGGTGTAGCCTGTTTTTTCACCACTTGGCAATGTTGAGGTTACATCCTTGCGATAAGTAACAATGCCATCACGGTCTGTGTACTTAATAACAATATCGCCTTCCTCACCGGGGCGAGTAGCAAACTCAGGGCGAGTGGCAATAGAAGTTGGCGCGGCAATGCCACTTTCGCCTATTCCCGCCATTTGCTCACCAATTTGAGAGCCAAAAGGCGCAGGAGCCGGTTTTGTTGCCGCAGTTTTTGTTGGCGTAGTAAGCTCGCCAAGCGCCTGTTGACCCTCGCCAATAAGCGCACCAACACCAGCGCCAACAAGTTCGCCAGCAACATCTCCTGTGACAGCGCCACGGGCCAATGCTTCACCAATATCAGCGGTATAACCAGCAGCCTTGCCAGTTTGATCTGCGCCCAATGATGCCGCACCAGAACGAGCAAGAGAAGCGCCAGCGGAACCAATGGCACCTAACTTTGCCGCTTCACCAACATCTGTTCCCATAACAGCAGCGCCAGCAGCGGAGCCAGCAGCGCCACCTACGGCGTTAGACAGTGCAACTTGTGCAGCGTTTTGTGCGCCAATAGCTGCGCCAGTTTGTGCGCCAACAAATTGACCAACTGGCTGACCAATAAATGAGCCTAGCGCCGCCTTGCCAATGTCTTCAATATCACCGCCTTGAGAAGCAGTAATTGCAGCAGCAGTAATTGGTTGCGTTGCTAATGAAATGGCTGTTGCGGAAGCACCTACCGCAGTGCCAACGGCAGCTACTGCATACGGAGCCGCAATAGCAATGGCAAGAATCTCTGGGTTTTCGGCAACGTACTTAACGGTATCAACAACAACCTCGGCGACCTTTTCAACGACATCGCCAACTTTTTCAACCGTTTTGACAACTGCGTTGACAACCGATGTGACTGCACTGACAACGGCGCTCATGTTTGACCTCCGCGAGATGGCCCCGTTTTGACAGTCGCCATAAACGAACCATCTTCCATTTCTTCTAGTTCGTATCCCATTTCAGGATTAGGCGGGTTATTTGAGATGTAGCGGAAAACAGCAATGATGGCAGGATCATCAAAGGTAGAAGCCACCGTATCAAAGCCCATCTTGTAACAGGCTTTAATAAACTCAGTGCCGTTTTTCAAAAAGTTGGGCGCAGTGTCAGCATTTAAAGCGCGGAACCAGCCAACGCGAGGCGCAGCTTTGTGTAAAATAAAAAGCGTGTTGCCTTGACGGATGAATAAGGTATCATCCATTTTGAGTTCAGCATTGATCATCTCAATCGCTTTACTGCGATCAACACCCGCATCCGTATTCATCGCCGCAATAGCGATAATATCTTCTGCACTCAGTTCTTGTTGCTGGCTGTCCACCATCTGCGCCATACTTACCTCACAGGATCAAAGATTGCCGCCGTATATACGTTGCCCATTCCGGCAGCAAGACTAAGAATCAGCCCATCAGGAGTCTCACAATCTTCGGACAGGAAAGCATCGTCTTTTTCCGTCCGGTTAGGAATAGCAGGTACAACACCATAAACCAGATTGTCAAGCAAAAGTAGCGTTTCAAGCAAGCCCGAAGCGCCCATTGTATGACCTATTTTTGCTTTATATGATGTTGCTATAAAGCTATTTAATGTCTTGTAAAGCGCCATTTTTTCTGACTCATTGTTTGACTCTGTGCCAGTGCCATGAGTTTTCACAATGGAAATATCATCAGCATAAACATCGCCGTACAGCATGGCACCTTCAATAGCTTTGATGTAGCCCTGACCGTCTTCTCGCTGACCAATGGCGTTGGTATGTTTTTCGGCGGCATGGTAGGCGCTGACCAGTCTGGCTTTGGGCTTTAGGTTGTAGAAGTTCACCTCGCCTTCAGACTGCAAGACGGCAAAAGCAGCGCCCTGCCCGACGTAAAACCCCCCATTTTTACGATCAAACGCACTGGGCAGCACGTTTTCCTCGCCTTCTTCCTTCAATGTCAGGCTGGCACCAGAATCTCCAAAGAATTCCAGCACGGAGTTAGATACCGCATCCTCAACCGTTAAGATAATAAAGCGGGTATAGCCAAAGGCTTCCAGCATGATGCAGTCCATCAGCGCCTTTAAGCTGGAAGCGCAAGCGGTAGCGTCGGTGGCAATGTAATCTGGCTCACATATCTGGTTTGCCAATCTGCCAGCCATGACTTGCGTCAAGGAAAACGGCAGGAACTTGTAGATGTAGTGCAGTTGTGTATGCGTTTGATTGTCTCTTGGGTTGATGCCAGCAAAGTGACTGTTGCCGGAAGCCAAGATAAATGCGGTTTTGCCCAAAGCCGGGTTTTGCTTTAGCCACTCCAACGTGGCAGGTGCCAAGACCATGTTGGCAAGGTTGTGCGGCGGGTATTTATAGCCGTGTTTTGCGCCTTGATAACTTTCAGGAATAAAATGCACCCGTTGTGGATGCACAAGGTCTTTCATCAAGGTCGTTTGCGCTGTGGATACGGTATGTCCGAAGGTAAGAAAGAGGCTCATCCCATCACCTCAATGGCTTTTTCTACGTCAATCTGGCTGATTCTGGCGTGTTTTACTAAGAAATCCCGCATATCCCCTACCGTTTCAGGCTTCATGTCCTTGCCTTCTGCCTCAGATACAGCAAAAGCATCGCAAAGATACATGCCCATAATCAGGCCATCCAAACTATCTATCTCAATGTTCTCAAACCGATCTGCCATGCTAGTCGCTGGAATTGCCGGTTTTCCGACAGGTTTGGCAGCAGCCGCAGCCGCATTAAATAAACGGTAAAAATCCTCATCAGAAATCATGTCACCCCCAGTGTGCGTGCTATCTGCTCATGTATTAACAAATGACTATTTACCCAATCGTAAAAGTCATCTTCTTGGTTGAAATCCAAGTCTAGCAGATTAAAGGGGTCGTTAAGGTTAAGGATTGATGCGTAGCGTTGGTGTTCTTGTTGATGGATTAGTAGCCAATCATCCAAGTCCTGCGGGTCAGCATCAGTAATGGGGTAGCGTGGAACGTAAAAGCCAGCGTCAGTCAGCCTTTCCCAAAAGACTTGATGCTGTATGCCATTTTCAAAAAGAAAGTCACGGAGGCTGTCTGGCTCCCCAAAAATCGGGGTTGCCAGCGCGTCCATATTCAGACTCATCTGTCTACCTTTTGCTCAAGGCGATCAAAGATTTTGCTTAGCATGCCTTTGATGTCGTGGATGTCTTCCCGATAATCCTCACGGTTAACGTACATCATCGGCATCTCCGCAATCCTGTCTTCTATTCGGATGATTGAGCGAGAGATACTGTTCAGTATCCACCCAAAAGCGGCTCCTGCGGCAGCAAAAAGAATGTTGATGAGGAATTGGGGTTCCAACTTTAGACTCCGTAGTAGGGGATTTTCTTGGTTGCTCCATTGATGCTGACCTCTATATAACCTTCAGGGGCCAACATCATACTCGGATCAAGCATTGCAGCAACATTGGCTGTATTTAAGTTGGCTGTCAGCGTTGTTTCAATAACAACATTGTTTGCCGTTACATTGGACAAGCTAATGCTGTCATCCAAGTCAATCGTCACCGACGTATTGGCAATTACCAATCCACCGCCAGACAAATTAACCCCGGCAACTACGTTGGCAGGCGGCTGATTGACCCAAACATTAGAAGTGCCGTTGTAAACAATGTAATTGTTTGTTGCGAGATTGTTAAAATTAACGTTGCCATCCGTGCCGCCAAGCACTGAACCGTATGATGGGCGCACGAACAAGATGCCATTGTTTGCACTGACGTACACCACCGCAGCAACCACGGCGATTGCGGCAGGGGCAGTTGGTTTAATTTTAGTCAGGCCACCTGTTACCAGCGGGTTGTAGTACAGCACATCGCCTTGCACCCAGTTCTCTGCACCACCCGTGGTGTTAATGCCTTTGACTTCACCAAAGTATTGAACATTGCCCCAATCATTTGTGCTTAATGTATCTTTGGCAATGCCTAGAATGTAGTTCGCTTGTTCTGGCTGCAATCCCGTAGCTGGCGCACCCTGCAAGCCGCCTGATGCGCCAAGGGTGCCGCTAAACATGATTACCTGCCCTTTGGTAATGGCAGACAATGCGCGAATCCTGAAGTATTGCTCTTGCCCTATATATTGCGTATCGCCGTTTGCCATGCCTAAAGCAAGCGTTTTGAACTGATCATCATTAGCCCATGTCAGTTCGGCAATAGTTGGTGTGACATTAGCTAGTGTATTGAAAACAACTACGTCTGTGTCAGTCTCGCTGCCACCTTCGACACGCTGCCAAGTAGCACCGTTAAAAACTGCCCAATCCCCAACGCCCCAAAAATCAACGCCATCAAGGTCAGTTGTACCGGCAACAGACACAACATAATAATCACCCTTAGTACCGACACCGGATGCAAGGGCTGGCGTATTGGTCGAAGCATTCCACGTTCCTTTATAGTTTAAGGCTCCAATGGCATTGACGATTGAGGATACGGTTTTTAACATGGCTTAATCCTCATAACCCGTCGCCTGCGGTAATGTAAACCTGCGCCGTGCCACTGGCTGTAATGCCAGTAAAGTAAGCATTCGGCACAAACGTCAGGATTTCATCCGTACCGGGCAGTAGCGGTATTGACGGGCCAGTAGTTGTAACCACCGCAGCATTGTTCGATGCGTCAGAGGCCGTAGCACCATAGCCCAAAAATACCGTTACCGTGCTTGCATTGATAATTCGATACTGGTTGCCACCCAAGGTCGTAGAAACAGCCTGTACGGGCGTAGGTGCAGCCGTATTTGCTACAAAGGCAACCGTATTGCCTAGCTTCGTAAAGGCTTGTGTTCCCAT